TGAAATAATACTGTTGCAGGGAATCTCTACCCTGTCTTTATATGTTTCAACATAACCTGGACTGTTGTAAGTGCCTGGTACATACTCCTCTCTGTATACTTTTTTGTAACAGATCTCAGACTCTGACCATCCTGGTTGAAAAAAATCTTTCCACCCAGCTTGTGCTGGTGTTGCAGACAAGAAGGGAATCAAAAGTAATGGTGTAAACTTCATAGGTCTCCTTTAATATACTAATTATAACAGCAAAAGGAGGATATGAAGTCCTCCTTGTGCCAGTTTATAATCAGTCCTCCTCTGCCAATGAAGCAAAGTACGACAATGTATCCTCTTCTCCGCTTGCTGGAGCAGCAGCAACTGCTTTCGCTTTGAAATCAGTAACTTCTTTACCCCAATTAGCAGGTACTACTTCCTCTTCACTCTCATCAACAACAGGTGCTGGTGTACGTGAAGATTTACCTAATACTAGATTCAATCTTGCTTGTAGTTGCTCATAAGACTTAAAGTTCTTAGGTGCTTCAAATTCAGCAAGTGAGTAAGACTGTTTCCAAATCTTTTCTAGTTCTTCATCATCTAGTTTACCTAGAGTAGCAGGTGCAGCGAACTCTGACTTATCATAGTTCCAGTACCCATCAACCTTACGAATCTTTACCTTGAAGTCTGCACCTTTCCATAGGTTAAATGGATCTAGTGGAGTCTCGTCAGCAAATGCAGGTTGCATTGCTTCTACTAGCTTATCAAATATCTTCTTACCGTAGCGGTATAAGAAGACTTTTCCTTCGTTCTCTGGATGTGCAGGGTCACTTACAACATAGATGTTAGAATAGTAAGAGAGTTTTCTCTTCTGTGTTCTAGCAGTTGACTTGTCAGTCTCACGACCACTGTTCCATAGTTCCCTGTTCAATTCACCGACAGGATCATCCTTACCAATAGTAGTAAGAGAGTTCTCGATGTACCACTGACCACCAGGTCCTTTGAAGGAGTGTGACCAGATTTTTGCCCAAGGCATGTCCTCTCCATCTGGAGCAGGAAGGAATCGGATAACGGCATAACCGTTTCCTGATTTATCCAACTCAGGTTTCCATAGACGCTCATCAGCACCTGTAGTCTGAGGTTGGTTGAGTTTTTCTATCTCTTGTGTCAGTTTACTAAGAGTACTACCTTTATTGGCAGCCTTCTTTAGTGAAGCAAATGACATAATCGTATTCTCCGTATTGAGTGTATTAAATTGCTACTGGTTAATCGTAGCATACTATTTATGTGAGGTCAAGCTGTGATTTTTCTGCTTTTCCTAACGTGTCTACCATAGCATCCATGCAGTCCAAGAGACTCTTGTACCCGAATGCTTGAGACAAGGCATCAATCCTTGTCCTCATGTCTGCTGCCTCGGCATCTTCCTTAGCAGCAAGAGACAATCTGAAATAGAATGTCTTCTGTTTATCAATGAGTACCTTACAACTTTCTATATGCTCTAACCTATCCTCCTTTGACATGGTAGGTACTTGGTTAGTCATAGATGCTATCTCTTGATATGTGTTGAATATATCTTGTAAGTTTTCTTGTACTTGATTTGAACTAAAAAATGTCATAAAGGTAATACTCCTTTTGATGATTGCTTCATATAATTTAATCTCTGAGCTTCATACTTCAACCTTTCCTTGAGAGGTTTAGCTAACAGTTTAGGTACTGTTTCCAATTCAATCTCTTTCTCTTGACAGTATGTTACTACTGCTTCAATGTAAGTTATTAAACCATTACTTTCGTGTACTAGTCTCTCAATTTCTTGAGAGAATTTAGTAGGGGTTAGAAACTTATCTTCTAATACGTTTTCTTTAGGCATTTTGCCCCCTAACAAAGTCTTCAATGTAGGATTTGAGTAGTTGTAGATAGTCATCAAGATTGTACTTCTGAAATACTTGAACAGATCCATCTTCAACCGCAATGAGTGTGACAATTTTCTTTACCTCAATACCTGTGAGTTCTAGGAACATTGCTGCGTATGCAGTTTCTTGAACAAAGTAATGTTCAACCCAATCTTCCTTCTTTTCTTTAGTGGAGGTTTTAAAATCAATTACTGCTAACTCACCATCAAACTCTGCAATACAGTCTACACGACCAGCAAGTCCAAGGTAATGTGAGTATAGGAAGGTCTCCAAACAGTGAATGTTATCAATGCGATCAAGAGTGGTCTTGGCCGACTGAAACATTCTAACAGATAATGGATTATTTTCCAAGTATATTTCAAGATTTAATTTATCTTTAATATAATCCTCAGTGATACTATGAAAGGCAGTACCCCTTTGAGTTGCTCTAGCAGTGATTTGATTAGCCTCATGCTCACCTACTTTCTTTCTCCATGCACTGAAGAATGCTGCGTTCTTAAACGATGTGATTGAGGTAACACTCGGATAGTATTTATCAGCACCAGGAATAGGGTAGAACCGTACTCCATCCTTGTTAACAGGTTCAACATCTATCGGTACGATAGGATCATTGACGAAGGTGAAACTCATTTAGAAACCAAGATTGTATTTTGTTATTAAGTATTGCTTGACTAGACCAGACCTTACGATGTCGTCTATGCCAAACTCAATGCAAGCAAAGTCCTTCATCTCCTGAAGAATTTGTATGAAGTCTGATATCTTAGACTTCTCTGCTTCTCTTGTTAGATCTGTCTGAGTGATGTCACCACAGAACATAATCTTAGAGTCTTCACCTACTCTTGTTATTATACTATCTAATTCATGAAAATTCAAGTTACTGAATTCATCTACAATAACAATAGCATTGTCAAGAGTAGTACCCCTGATAAAAGATGTAGACCAGAAGTCAATTGTTTCTTGCGTTCGTAAGTTATCATATAGCATCTCAAATGAATTGTCATCTGGCATCCCAAACATATACCTCACCATATTCTTGTAAGGTATTTGATATAGGTATGACTTATCCTCATGGTCACCAGGAAGAAATCCAATCTCTCTAGTAGGCACAAGTGACCTTACAATATATATTTTTTCATAAGGTGATACCTCATCTAATACTTCTTGGAGTGCTAGGTAAAGCATAATAAATGTCTTACCTGTACCAGCAGCACCATGCAACAGAAGATTCTTCCCCTTCTTATACTCATCAAACGCAACTGTTTGATTGTCAGTAAGAGGTTTGATCTCAGTCATATATGACTTATCAATTGGTTTTTTCCTCTTCATCATCTTCTTAGACATTGGTTGCAATGGTGCATTACCATTACCATTACCATTGGATTTCTTTCTAGCTCTTGGCATTAAGTAAACCTACTCAAGTTTGCAAGTGGATGTGCTTCTTGCACTTTGGACATGACTTCCTTAAATCCATCATCAGATTTAGGTTTGCCATAAGTTGCAGAGGTAGCTTGATTACCAAAGTATCGTTCCAACTCTGGATGTTCTTCTTTGAACTGGTCAAGCTTTGTCATTGACATGACAACCTCAGTAACCTCACCTGTTTTCTTATTAATAAAATCGTACGTAGGCATTGTTGGTAAGTTCTATTGGGTGTGTACATATTCTAATGCTTCAGCAGTGATAGGGAATTGTTCTATGAATATATCCCTACATGCCTCCGCAATATCCATGTGTTCCTTTTGCGTTCCGTGTGCAGAACGTAAATCTATATAGTGAATCCATGACCGAATACTACCTGTCATGTATAATTTGGTCGGTGTAGCAAGAGGGAGTACAAACCTAGCACACTCCTTTGCAATACCAGCATCAAGCATCTCTTTATATAATTTCATTCCATCGACAAAATGTCTTTGCATTTTAATTTCAAAGTCTTGTTGCATCAATGGATCTATATCATCAATACTATTCTGTCTGTTCTTTGTATCCTGACGACGTAATGCTGGTAAAGGAATCTCCTTTGATAACATACTACTATCAGCATACCTCTGAGAGAACTCTTGGTATGTAAATGATCTGTGTCTTAATATCTGTGCAGCAAGACCTCTTGTAGTTGATATCTCTACAGTCATGTGTGCTTGCTCAAAGACACTCCAGTGTCCATGTTTAATACAATACTTTAATAGTCCAGCAACCTTTGGGTTGTCCTGATTGTTGGGGTTGGATACCCTAGCAACATAACCAATAGTTTTCTCTGCGTCAGGAGTCACAGAAATCAAACGAACGTTAGTCATAATCTATTTTAATTGCCTCATGATTGAAAAGGATACGAGAGATTAGATATAAACCAAATGCTTTAACATATCCAATCGTTGCTAGTCCAAAAAGACCTGGTACTAACCAATTCCACAACAACATTAGGAACAATGGTTTAGTAAAAAATGACACCACTTCTGCTCCACGCTGGATATCTTTCCTATCTGCTGGAGACTTGGATTTGTATACACTCATGATTTCTTTGGTTTCTTTGGGGGTTTCGCTTTCGCTTTTGATTGATTCCATAACTTTGGATTAACTCTTCCAGAGGTTTGCTTAAGAAATTTAAAATCTTTTTTGTACTTATCATAGTACGAATCAAAAACTTCTACCGCACTGGATGACATAGTTATATCATATGCAATCCTATCCTCCTTAGTATACTCTACAACGTAGGTATTATAAGGTAGTTTAGTATCTTTTGCAAGTGTAGGATCACAGTCTTCATGAATAATATTCAAGACCTATTACCCCATTCTATTTGTGGAAATGCTTCTTGTATTACTGCCTTAGTAATACGCTTATACTTCTTATTCATTTGTCCATCTTTAACTAAACATAATAACTCTGCTTCTTCTGCTGATAGACCTTCCAACAGTTGAACAAACATAGCCTCACGTTTTAAAGACTTCAAACTATCCTGACCACCTTTAACAAAGCGATAGAACCCTTTGGATTCTTGCTCTAAGCGTGTGTGATCTGTACCTACAGGTGCATCGTTAGGTGTGTATGGAACATCACCTTCAGGAAGCATAGAGATTACGCTCTCATCAAAGTTCCAAATCAATAGCATCCTAAGTGCAGAAGAATTGTTATCTCGAAGGATAGTTACCTTCTCTGCTTTTGTTTTTGCATTAGAGACCTTTCGTAAGATCTCACTAAGAAGTAACCTAGAGTTACTATTTTCAAGTCCTTTAGCTACCATAATTAATCATCATCCTCATCGAATTCAGTGTAAAAATCTTTTTCTTTGCGAAGGTAAATTAATTCGTCATGAATTATATTACCATTAGCATCCAACATTTCAGGATGTATAACAGCTCTAGCATAAGCAGCGTTTTCAACATAGTCTTCAACGTATCCTTTTGCTAACCATGATACCGTGACCCCTAAAAGGAATGCACCGATTACCATTAATACAGTTAATGCGATTTCCATAGAGTCTCCTTACTACTGTTTTTATTTAGAGAGTTTCTTCCTCCCTGGTTTACGAGATAGTTCATACGTCCAAGCATCACTTAGGATACGATGAAGATACTTTCGTAACTTTCTTGCTCTAGGTTTACCTAGATGACCGTATGCTTCTCTGAGTTGACAATGTTCATTGTCTTTACCACCCTTGATATACTCATCAAGATCGTGGACTAGCAGAGCCAATTCTCCAGCAGTACTAGAATCAATAAACTCTTTAGTCTGTTTACGAGTTGCTTTCATCTGCTTTAGATAGGTCAGGCAATCAAACAAGTATATTTCTCGTTCAAAAGCAGCATCTATAGCATGTTCAACAAGGTCGTAAAGTTCTTCCATCAGATAAGATTTTTTTCTTGGAGGTATTTAACAGTATCGGTACATCCACCGAGTTTCTCTGAGTTTACCAGTACTTGCGGAAAAGTGCAACCCCTACCAAATTCTCTTTGGAATGCTTCACGTGTATAATGCACTCCTAGCTTGTATTCTCGGTATTGAATTTGTTTTCCATCTAATACCTGTTTAATCTTTGAGCAGTAAGGACAATCATCCTTTGTATACACTGCGAAGTTTCTCATAGTTTCCTCTACAATAAAAAAGGGGAGCTATGCTCCCCTAGTTGTTTAGTTATTTAGTTCAACTTAGAATGTGAACTTAACGCCTGCTTTAGCACCGTAGTTACGGATAGTATCGCCAGAAGCATCTTCTCCAGCAGTAGCACCAGATAGCTCAGCATAAACGCTTGTAGAATCAGCTACAGCGAAAGAAGCACCGATCTTTGCAGAGATTTCTGTCTCTGTATCGTCAGCAGATTCTGTATGAACTAGTGAAGGACCACCTTGGACATAGTAAGCGATTCCACCTTCAGCACCAGTTGTACCCTCGTATCCAAGATGTACATCTGTAGTTGCAGATGAATAATCTCCATCAGGGTAAGAAAGGTTGCTTTCTACATTCACGTATGGACCAGCAAAAGCTGCACCAGCGAGAAGGAATGGAGATGCTG